ATCATCAGATACACTGTTTGCATCTAAGTCAGTAAAGTCTTCTATAATTTTTACTTCGTGTGTATCAGCCTTAAGTAACTTATCTATGAATCTATCAAACTGATACAGGTCTTTTTTGTTTACAACTATAACTTTAATAAACTTATTATTATATTTTGATACATCTACATTTTCATAATTATTTGTAGTATCATCATAATATATTTTATCAAAGATTGTCAAGGGATTTATGACTCTTTCAAGTTCTCTCGTTTCTGTATCAAAAATATGAAAACCTTTTGGGTCATCATAATCATTCCAATATATCTCATAAGGTGTTCCCAAATAAAATATCTGTCCATCATCAGACTTGTGATGAAAGTGACCACTCATCACTGTATCAAACTTTCTAAATGTACTTTTATCATATCCATGTTCAGATATGATTGCAGTTTTATTCATCTTAAAACCATTAATATCTAAATGACCCATACATATTTGGGCCTTTGTTTCGTCAATCATACCCATTGAGTAAATATAATTTTGACTATTAATCCAAGGCATAAACAATATAGGTAATCCATCAAAAGTTACTTCTTGTGCCTCTGGATATAAATGTATTTTTCTATATCTATCATTGATAAGTTCTTGTAAAGAATTTACATCATTTGTATTCTTGTAAAAAATATCATGATTACCAACTAATGCGTGTAGTTCTATATCTAGAGCTTGAAATGGTAATATAAATCTTTCTCTAAAATTCTTTGCGATACGATAAGATACAAACTTGCGTCTGTCTAACACATCACCTAAATGTAAAACAGTTTTTATATTATGTTTTTGTAAATAAGGAAAAAATTGTCCCTCATAGAACTGGTAGAAATATTCATCAAACTGCACACTATCGTTTCTTGCACCAAAGTGTGTATCAGTTATTATTGCTATCTTCATTATCTGTTTCCATAAAATTTTCTAAACCTTCTTTTTTATCTATAGGTTTTTTCTTTTTAGGTTTATATACAGCTTCATCTGGTAACATAATCGTTGGGTCAAATCCACTTACACTGTAAGAATTTTCATCACCTTCCATAGTTACAAAAGCCCTGTAATCTTGTTTCTCAATCAATTTATGTTTTACATGAGTTTGTTTTTTTTCTCTTTGTATTCTTCTTATAAATGCATAATATATTATCTGTGTAAAATATGCAAATGGATTATTAGATTTATCTGGATTAAAATTATGTATATACTGTAAACAGTTTTCTATACCATCAGAAACCATATCGTCCTTGAAAGTATAATTCATAAAGTTTGGTTTGTGTGATAAACCATTTGCAATCTTTAAGAAACACTCACCTATATAGTTTGAAACTCTTGGTGGTTCGTCACCTGTCTGTAATGCTTCCTCACATTGTTCTTTCCAATCTTTCATAGCTTGAAGAAAGACTTTATTATCTACATAGTGTGCTGTGCTTTTTCTTTTTGCCATATTAAATCCTTCGCATATATTTCTTCTATAATACTAGAAATCTGCACCTTTGTCAAATTTATTTTTTACTTGACAGATTGATAAAACACCAGTAAACTAATCCTTGAGGTTAGGTGAGATATATTAATGTATGGTCTTCTTATCACTGAATAGGTAATCTTTCAAATCTGATTCTGTTAAATCATCATCTAATTCTAATTTACTACTACTTTGTTTTTCACTTTTTATTTTTTCTACTGTTTCTTCTTTTGCACTTTTTAACACTAAACCATCATAACTTTTAATTACATACTCATAATATCGTGACATACCTACTGATGCTGGTGTCATTATAATTATTGAATTAGATTCTATGAAGAAATGTTTTTCATCTGAATAAGGTTGTATCCATCTGGTAAGAGCTAAAGATTCAGTCAATCCTTTTTTAGATATACGATTAACTGTTTCCATTTTAAGTGGAGATGAAACTTTTAATCTACCATTTTCATTATCTAATACATTACATATCAAATCTTCACCATTCTTTAATTTGATTATCTGATAACTACTCATAGTTTTATCCTATCTATTTTGTAATTGAATTGTTCTTCGTTATAGATATTTAGTCTTTCATTAAAGTGATTGAGAGTAAAGTTTATCTTACTTTTATATGATAAGTCGTCTGACAAGTCGAACAGCCTAATGGAGTCTTTATTAGCACTTGTACGGAGTCCCCTACCGATTGACTGGAGAACTCTAATTCTACTCTTTGAAGGTGAACTGAACACGACATTGTTGATATTCCTAATATTAATACCAGTGCTAAATGTACCATAACTTGCGATAATGATTGCATTGTTTTCTTTCTCTACTATTCCTCTTATATCATTTCTTGTCTTTGCATCTGTACCACCATATACAAAGAATACTTTTCTATCAAAATCTTTCATCAACTCGTAAAGAGGTTTTCCATGTTTTTCTACAAGCTGATACAAACAAAGTGTATTACCTTTTAGGCTATTACAAAGACCAGTAATAAAATTATTCCTATCAGGCTGTAATACCAGATAATCGATTTCTTCTGCATAACTATAATCCTTTACTAATTTACAATTTTCTTCCCTATGTTTTAACACAATACATTCTATATTGAGATTTGCAAGTGTTTTGTTATCTATCAATTCTTTTGTTGATACGACTTTTTCTACTGCACCAAACAGTCCCTCCAGAACTAATCTATGTGTCTGTGTTCCGTCTAGTGTTCCTGTCAATCCGAATCTATATTTACAGTCTACAAGTTTAGTCATAATATTTGTCAGTGACTTAGATTTAAATAAATGAGCTTCATCTCCAATCACGCACCCAAAGTCTTTGAAGTATTCTTTTTTCATTTTGTATATTGATTGCCATGTAGATATAACTACATCTCTACTTACATTCTTATCATAACCTTGATAAATCTTTTGACAATGAGTATCAGTATTCCAACCATAATCTTTAAAATCAGAGTACATTTGTTCAACCAATGATGTAGTTGGAACAAGTATTAAAGTCTTAAGTCCCATCATTTTATAATAACGAACTAATGAATAGATAATTAATGATTTGCCCGAAGCAGTAGGAGAAACAAGAAGAGCCCTATTTGACTTAATACCATATTCCACTGCATCAATCTGATAATCACGAAGTTCGATTGAGTTACCTCTGGCCATGGGTTTAAGAGATTTGATAAATCCCTCCACAACTTCTCTAGTAATCTTTTTAACATCTTCAACTCCTTCATCTATATTTATTTGTATACCATTTCTATCACAAAACTTTTTAAGATACTCTAGTAATCCTACATATATCTTACCTGTTGCAGTAGAGAACAGTCTTATCTTTCCGTCCCATATTTTATTTTTGTATGCAGGCATAAATCTATGGCCTGGAACTTCAAAGGTAAAGTAATCTGCAAGTTCTTTTGCGATACTTGGTTCTGTTTCTACCTTAAGGTGAACTTCGTTAACCTTAGATACTTGCATTTTGTAAAGTGTCTGGTTCACCATATTCACCTCTTAATAAAACATTCCAAGATATACTTATTCTAGGACTAACAGCTGGTGGTACAAAATGTAATAACCAAGATGGAAATATAAGACCCAAATCTTTTCGTTGTTCAAAAGACATCAAGGTTGTTGTTAAAGTATTAACTTTTGTTTTTCTTGGTTGCCAAACACCACTTGATGGTCTTGGGTCTTGAAAGAATATCGGTGTTTGTGTTTTACTATGAAATGGATACCAAACACCAGAAAAAGTATTATTAGAATGATTATGTGGTGAGTGCATATCTCCTTTTTTTGAGTAATTAATCCACATATTAGTTATCTCTAAATCTTTATACTCATATTCATACATTTTACAAATCTCTTTTGTATTATCTAATATTGTTTTAACTAATGTTTGATATTCATTTTTTTCGTGTAGTTTATTATCGACTGAAGATGTTGAATGAAAAGTCATATGTTTTTCAATCATATCTTCGTTTTCTATGGCATTTGTTAAAGTGTCATCAGAAATATGTTTAAACTGAGATATTAAAGTGGGAAATAAATAGTGGTGATTCATTACATTAGCCATGTTATTATACTATACCTCGTACCAAATTCTATTTTGTTTACATAATGTGGAAACATAAAGTTAGATGGAAATATGATTGCAGAGTTTCTCTTAGGAGTGTAAACCTTATCTGCAATTACCAACTCTCCTCCTCTATATCCATCATTGAGAAAAAATAAAAGTGATGCTGATGGATAGCCATATTGTTGATTGTGACTATGATGAATATTATCTGCGTGTTCAGACATAAATCCACCTTTGCCATATTTGTTTACTCTAAAATCTGTTGTTCTATTTGGATTAAAATATTTCATGTATGGGTGTTTTTGTTTGTATAAACTTACTACTTTTCTTGTTGCATTAATTAAATCAACCCAATATGTCATATTTTCTTTGATATAAGTTTCGTCCATTACAACTCTTTTTAAACTATTTTTTGTTCTACCCTCTTCATTAGAATAAGTTGAAGGTTTCCAACCTTTAGAATTTAATGCAATATTTGATGATAACTCGTCTGTCATTACATCTTTGTAATATCCAACCCACTCTCTCATTACATCATACCAGCTTCAAATTTTCTCCAGTCGATTGCGTTCTTAATATCCCACCCACGACTATTGATTGATTTGAGAACACCATCAATATATTTAACAACTGTTTCTAAATATGCTACTTTATGTTCACACTGTATAATCTCATCATCTGATTCTATGTAAACACTTAAATCACTTTTTAATACTTTGAGGTCAAACGGTTTAGTTACATAAACTTTTGCATCTGCTTTACCA